GACTTGCTCCCTGTAAACCACCGAGATAAAAGTTTTTAGGTGATAATAAATTTTGTTGATTATTATAAGTAAATCCATTCAAACTTAATGTTGCATTTCCACTTATCGCACCATTAACGGTTAATGACGCATCTGTAGCTGGTGTATTTGTCTTAATGCAAACATTTCCGTTTTTGTCAATCAAGAATGGTGTAGTGTCACCTGCCGAATCTTCAACTCTTAATGCATATCCAGAATTATCTACTTGTATTATATGTATGGCTCCTATCGTGTTGAATGATGATAATGTAATTGCTGCATCGGGTTTAAACGTACCCGCTCCTATTTTTCCTTGTGTGTCGATTATAAATGGAGTTTTTTCGTTTACTTCATCATATACATGTAAAGCATCCCCGCCACCCGCTTGAGATAACAATAATGTTGGTTGTGTTGAATTTGCACATAGCGTAATTTGTGATGTCAAATAAACTTTATTAGCCGTAAGTGTGTTAAAAAAAACACTATCCAAATTTAAAGTATCTCTTACGTAAATATTTTTAGCAGATAATATTCCAGTTGCCGTTAAAGACCCATTTAAATGGAAATTTCCTCTAAATGGTGCATCTTTACTTGCAATTGGATCATGACCAGCATCCGGATTAAATGGGTCTGTGTCCGTGTGGTGGTTTTTTCTATGAAATTTTGAATGGATAGTCATTTATTAATATTTATTTACAAGGTCTACAAAATCATTACAACAAGAAGATGATGCAAGCTTCCACATTGTTGATGGTGCATATTGAATTGGAAAATCTTTTTCAAGTTCTTTATATGTTATGGGATTCACATCACAAATTCTAATAACTGGTAAACTTAAATTGTAACAAGACATTGATTTCCAAGACCAGCAAAACGGAGAGAAACAACCATTATTTACACCAGACTGAATTCTAATATCAGAAACTTCTAAATAATTTCTAAGTAAATCCAATGCATTAAATAATTTTTCAAGCTCTCGGTTTAAAACTTGTGGCACATGCAATTCATTTACACCAACTCCTATGTTTTCATTTTCAATGTAACTTGAAAATACTGGTCTTTCGGATGGAGAAATTGGTGTTAATGTAAAGTATGTTATTGTCCCAGATGGTATAGTCTCAGTTGCTATTACAAATTTAGAATTTATTATATTTCTATAATATTTAATATTTTGTACCATTCTTATTAAGGATTTATTGTAATTTATATCTTCTGCAAAATCTTCATTTGATAATAATAACTGATCAAGTGTCCAATAATTTTGTTCCAATCCATCTCCAATTTTAAAATACTCAACAACATCTTGAATTTTTAAAATACTATTATCGGTTGATATTAGCATTGATCTGTATTGAGAACCTTTAACACCCGTATAAGTTAACGAACTGCTGTTTGGTATTTCCACCAAATCAATAAAAATACCAGTAGTTGCATACTTATATATGTACTTGCTTGTTACTACGTAAAAAAATTCCCCAACCTCATCGAAATCGATACCTTTTATTGCATCTTTAATTGAAATTTCATTTAAATTTATTATCTCAAAATAATTTTTACTATTTTGTTCAAAAATATAAATTTTATTTTTATCTGTTAATACATATAAAAACATTACATTTGGATCTGGATGTATTGTAATATTTTGTATTTTTTCGGAATCAAACTCATTAACATAGTACGTATGTTTCCAGTTTAAATCGGATGTAAATTGTTTAATACATGCATTTCCATAATCTAAAACATAAACATAATTATTTGAATAAATTAACTGTGATGGTGAATTGAATTTAGATGGATCTTCCTTTTTTCCGAAGTTTCCAACCACAAGTTGTACATTTATTTCCGGAATGTAAGAAAAATCAAAATTAAATTTATAAATTTTATTTTTGAAAGAATCCAACACAAATCCATATGTTCCGTTTTCATCCGTGAAAGAATCTATTGATACTGGATTTGGAATTAAGGGTTTAATGTCATTTATATTTTCAAATATTCTTTCTTGTGGTATTTTTGCAGAAGAGAATGCTCTTAGTTCTGTACCATCAATAACTAATAAATGGTCGCGTGTTTCTGAAAAAGATTTTATTTTTGAAAAATAATTATTATTTTTACCAGTTGATGTTGCAAGATAAGGTTTATCCCATTCCAAAAGTCCATAATCTTTCGTATTCCACTGTATGCCTCTAGCTGTGTATGTGGTTTCGGTTCCAAGCCAGCCATAAAATAATGTCGGAGTCTTTATACTTATGGTTTGTGAATTATATCTCAAATATTCAAAATTAGAATGTAATCTAGAAATTGCAGTGTTAAAAATATCAACATCTGCAAATTCGTTTGGTTGTATTTTTATTTGATCTAATGTATATGTATTTTCATAATCATCCCCAAATGATAATTTTGTTTCATTTAAAAGTCTAACTTTTAATTGATTGTATGAAGCCCATTCGGAATACACATTCAACTTGGAATTCATTTCTAATGCTCTAGTTATTCCTGTATTATATATCGCAGAAAGAGATATTGTATATTGACCCGGATATTCGTACGAATGAAATAATGATTTATTTATTGTTGAATAATAATTGTTTGCGGTGTCTCCGTAATTTATATAAAACGCATTTATTTTTATTTCTTTACCATCTATAATAACATTGTCTGGTGATTCAAATTCAAATTTAAAATTTTGACCAGTTAATGCGTAATATGTAGAAACAAAAATTTCTGGAAGCACCGCAGTATTATATGCAACTATTGTAGTTGTATTCCCCGTCACATCTTGATTTATGGTTTTCCACAAAAATCTATCTTCTGTATATGACCCCGTCGAATAATTTGAAAATGTTGTACTTGGTATATTTGTTATTACTGATCCAGATGCTGTTAATTTTAATTTATTAAATTTGTATTTACTTACTGTTAATGGTGTTAATGGATCTCCAGTATTTAAAAAGAATAAATCAAAATTTCCATCTAATGGCGGCACATATCTATCAACTTTCCAATCATCCGATTCCAATGTATATTTTATATATTTTGCTTGTTTTAAATCATATATCAATTGATTTGGTTGACTTTCAATTGATTTATTACCATCAATCCCAAACTTTTGATTTATTGATATTAATTTGTTATTTAATAAATCAACTGATGTTATTTGTGGTGTAAAATTTAATGTGATCTTATTATAAGGTAACAATTTTGGTGATCTATTGAAAGAATTTTTAAATGTTTTTGAATCAAACGGTATAGATTCAGCAGTTATATTGAAACTTTTTGTTATTATTTGGTTTAATTCTAATGTTTTATAGGTTAATCCCATGTTTTCTGGATATTTTTTACCATATGAAATTAAACTTAATCTCATTCCAGAATTTCTATAAAATGAAGTAGAATATGGTATATTTATTAAATTAACTATATTATAAATATTTGTTAAATATTTGCTATCGTAATCATAATACAACTTGCAATTATCAAAATTATTTTTGTTCGCTGAAAGATAAAAGTTTTGAGTATTTGAAATTTTATTATCATATGCGGTTGGTGCATTTGATAATGTATAATTTCCTTGATTCAACAAAACCAATTCTTTGGAATTTTGAGGCCAATAATATGGGGGGTATGTTATAAACTCCAATTTTGTATCAAAATCTTCAGGTTTTTCTGTATAAATTGTTATACTTTTTTGTAAATTAAATTTATTTAACCAATTTACAGGACACGCATCAACTGCACATAATGATATAGTCGTTATTCTTATATCTGTATTTGTAATATCATAAGTAAATGCGGATATTGCAGAAAAAGAAGTTGATGATAATGATTTTTTAAACCCATTATCACTTTTAGCATCCCAACAAAAATATTTTGCTGATATTTGGGGTAAAACATCCGTATTTGCTAAAAATGTATATGTATTATTTGAACCCATTTTTCGGGTTAACACGTTTTGTTCCAGCCTAGTATCTAGTATTATATCTTGTTTAAACCCAGTGTATACCACTTTAAAATCTGTATTGAAAATTTCGGGATTTGGAACATCTTCGATATCAGCAGAAAATAAACCATTTATATTAGAAGAATTTGATTTATGTAAGAATACATTCAAATCATGCGTTAATGGTTTTTTGTTATTTGTAGTTAAATCCGTATTTAATAAATTTTTAACTTCTAAACGTATGGAACTTAATGCAGTTGCAGTATCGGATGTTCCATATTTATAAACAATATTTGTGTCTCCGTAATATGCGGTGATTGGTATTTTTTTAGGGTCGTTTTCAGAATCAAAAGTCCAAGTCCAATTAATTGAACTATCTTTTGGTATCAAATAATCATAATTATCTACGTTTACCAAGCCCGTCAAATAAACGTATTTTGTATTTATATCATTTAATATTGGTTTTTTCAATCCGACTATAAATTTTTTGTCTTTATAATAATCAAATAAACTGGAATTTGTTTTATATGTTTCAATTTGATTTTGTATATCAGAATATAGCGTTACTATTGTCGAAACTGGTCCATAACCAGAAATTCTTACAGTCGAAGTTGTGTTGTCAAAATTTAAACTTTGATTTGGTTTTATTTTTTGTATAAATTTTTTTGTATCGTAATCGATAGCATTGATGGTTACATCGTGTAAGAATGTCTCGTCGCCATATGGCTCAATGCTCCAAGTTATATTTGATGGATTTGTATAATCTTTTACAATTTTTTTTAAAAAACTATCGTATCTTGGTGTATATCTTAAATCAATATATGGAAATACATTTTCTGATGTTAAATGTGCTACTGATAGATCTACATAATTTTGTTTTTCATCTAATTTTATAAAATATATATCAGAGTAATCATTTTGTATTATATCTTCTAAAAATGTTACGGTTGTAGTATTTAAAGAATCTAATATAGTATTTAATTGAGTTTTTATTGATGTTCTAAACCCAAGATCCATTTGACCATAGTTTCCATTATAATCTATTTTAAAATATTGACCAGCTGTAGCGGGTATCCACATTGTTTCCCCGGTTGCATTATTAAACCAAGTACTTAAATCATAACTAATAAAATTTGAATTTAATTCATCTGGACTATACCAAATTTTAATATCTTGATCTTTAAAGAATTTTTTAAAATCATTTATATTTTTATTTAAAACGTTTATGGGTGTTAATTTTATTGAATCATTTTTTGCAAATAAATCTAAGTCTAAATATAATTTTTTAAAATCTGAATAAATGCCATTTTTTATTAGTAATGATGCAGTTGTTTTTAATTTTTTATTTTCGAGTATAACCGTATTTTCTTGTTTGTCCAATATTTCAGAATACACAAAAAATCTTAAATTATTATTTCCGTTTAGTTTATTTGAAAAATTTAAAGATGGTGCATTGAAACCAATTTTAAATGTATAATAGTGTGGTGGATATTGTAAATTCCAAATTAATTGATCGTAATTTTTATTATTTACAGAAACAGTTAAACCACTTAATGACTGTGTTGGGTATTTGATATTTCCAACTGACAAGTTTTTAACTATATTTGTTAAACTTTGATTTCCGATTTTTGAAGATTCTGCCATATAGCTAACTGTAAACATGCTATCTGGTACACCGGATATTAATGGAACTTTTCTATTAGATAATAATAATGGATAATTGTAATATCTAAGATTTGTAGTATTTATATTTATATTACAACTTAATACCGTATTAAATGAATCATGCAAAACGACATTGTCATTTAAACTACTCTGCAATAATTGAAATGTTAAATTGTTTGGATTTTTTAATTTATCATAATCAGTTATATATGTTGAATTAAATCCTATATTTTTATGTAAATCTTCATATCTAATATTAGATAATTGATATAATTGTTTTTCTTTTATTGCATCATTTTCATCGTATATTGGCGCGTAAAACTGTATATCATATGCCAATGAAACTGTTTCGGGGTTTATATAATATTTTGTACTATCTTGTGAATTTGTGTCTATTAAATTTACACTAAAATATAAAGGATTAAAATAGTTAGCACCAGAAGAAAAATATATAATAGGTTGATTAACGATACATTGAAATCCACTAATTGAATACACTAGATTTAAATCATTTATTTTTGGTATTGGTATAAATGATTTATTCCAATCTAATAAATAGTCTGATATTATATCATATGCTTTATTTTCCCCTCTACCATTTGGTTCTAAATAAGAATATGATACTGCGCTTATCAAGACTGCCGATGTTGTTAATGTAAATGTGTTATCTTTATTGGCTGTTGCATTTAAAGGATTTAAATATAATCTAAAAGGATTTACTAAGCTTGTATAATCTTTTTGTATATTGCTTTTAACATCTTTAATTCCAATTTTAAAAAAATTAAAAACTTCTCCAAAATTATTTGTTTTTAACGATGATGGTGTCCAATAAAAAACTGAAGTAAGATCATTTGGATCATAATTTAAGGCTACTGAATCGTGTAAATCGCTATAAGCTAATGTACCATTTATCACTTGAAATGTAGAACTTGTTAAATTTACATTTGTTTCATTTCTAGGATTATTAATATGTCTAAATTTATTAGAAGCTCGTACTGGACCTAGAGAACTATCTATTTTTTCCAAATCGGGATCAATTTTATATCGTTCAATTGGCCAATTTCCGATTGTAGTTATTGTAAATGGTAAATAATCCGCCATGTTTATTATATAATAATTATGTTTTATGTTTGATTTTCAAGCTAATCTAAAAAACCCAAACCTTTATATAATTCATAATTGAATGATGTTTCAACTATTCCTTCACTCATCAACCAGCTATTTAGTGATGACATGTTATATTGAAGAGTTGTGTTGATATTATTCCAATCAATAACACCTTCTATTTGATTGGTTGGTGTTGTTTGTACAAATGAATAATAGTTGTAAAAATTACTATTAAATTCATCTGTTATTTTTAAAAATTCAGAAAGTGTATTTAACGAGTAATTTTTTTCACCATCTATCAAACCAGTTTTTATGTATTTGTATTTCCTTAATGATTTTGAATGCAATAATACCGGAATACCAGCTGTTACATAATATGTCGATGTATCTAATTTAATTCCAACATTTTTTAAATCTACAAAGTAATTATCATTCAATAATGCACCCCATAATTTTGATTTATTTATACTTGTTAAATCCATCAATCTTTTAATTGCTATTGGATAGTTTATTCTATAATCATCAGAATTTTGATCAACCGATTCCGCTATATCGTATAAAGCTTTAATACCGCAAACATCTATATCAGAGTTATTTTTTAAAAAGTTTGAAACTTTCTCATATGCAGTTACACCCAAATCGTAGTGATTTTCTAATCCGTATATATTTTTTAAGAAATCGTCAAATAATGTAACACTTTCACGCAAAGATGGTGTAAATGCCAATGATTTCAAATTTTCAGTAAAATCATAATCTTCGTTTATTTTGAATATTTCATATGGATTTTTATCATAAAAATCAATAATTCTAGATTCTCCGGTTAAAGTTTTTGAAATTGTATAAGCTGAATTATTTTTGTATTTATTAATCCATTTACAACCTGTCCAATCACCCATCATATTAATTGATTTTAACCATGGATGATATTCTATTTCTGTTTTTGCGGAATAGTTGCTTATAGCTTTGTATTTATCTATTGTAATTAATTCATCTTTTTGAGCAGGATATATATTAAATCCTTTTGGGTTTACATTGAAAAAATTTTCAAATTTTTGATTTTTAATAGAAAACATCTCAATTTTATTTGCTAATGAATTTACTACTAGAATATTATCATTACCATCGTACGCGATGCCGTTCAATGCTGGTTCTTCAACGTTTAATAAAAGTTTTCCATCATTACTTATTGAATCTGGTATTTTTGAATATATTCCGGTTAATGGAACGGCATGGGATACAAGTGTACCATCTGTTTTTATGCTTCCAATATAACTATAACTATGTGTAAACCATAAATTTTGATCATAATCAATTGTCAAATTATTGATTTTATTAAATGGTCCAAAACAACTTAAAATTTTCCCATTTGTATCTCTTTTTTGTAAAAAATGAGATATTCCATATATGTTATTTGATAATGATAACCATATGTTTTCGTCTTTATCACAAACAATTTCATTTGGACAAGAAGATATTGATAATGATATCGTGTTGATTAAATTTCCAGTGGATGAAACCTTTACTAAAAAACTACTAAATGGATTTGAATATGTTATCCATGCATTGTTGTAAATATCAGTATCTACACAAGTTGGTGTTATAAAATTTTCAATTTGCGTTGATGTTAATGGGTAGTATTGACTGTCGTAAATCCATTTGTATAAATCAGATGAATTGTTTAAATCGAGTGTTTTTTCATTAATCGGCGAAACCCCAAATAATAATTTTCCAACACTATTAAATTTTAAAGTTGATGTTGTATTGTATAGTGTAACCCATATATTTCTATCACCATCAATTGCAGAATAATAAGGTGTTGTATATTTTTTATTTAATAATTTATCAATATCTATCGAACATAAAACACTTCCTCTTGATGAAAATCTATATAAACTATTTAATTCGGAATCCACGCCCCATGCTTGATAATATGGATTTTGTAATGCTGAAATACACTTTAACCCATTAAACCCCGTAATATCTACAGACTGTGTTGTAAAATTTGCAACTTTTTTTATTGGTGTTTCAATTGTTGATATAAAAGCTGGTTCTTGAAAATTGTTTTTGGATAATAATAATTTATTAGTATTATTATATTCATTATATTGTCCAATGTGTAAAGTACCCCCCATTTGATTTGATAACCAAAATAAATAATTGTCGTAATTATAAAAATTTAACGATAAAAATGCATTTGAAGTCAATAAAGCATTAAGAGAAGAAGTTTGTATTGTAAAATTTCCTTTATAATAGCCCGAAACAATATACCCAGTATCATCTTTATATTTAAAATTTATTGGGGTAGGATAAAAACTAGAACTTAATTGATCTGAACCTACGTCTATATTTATAATGGAAGAAGTGCTGTCGTCTGGTAAATTTTTTAAAAAGTAAAAATCTGGATTATATGGTTTTATTCCATTTCCATCATATAAATCATAATGATATTCAAGTTGTTTATTACTTGGAGTTATTATAATTGGAATTTGCGTATTTGTCCATTTGGGGTTTCTGTGTTCAACTGCTCCGTTCTCTGTTATTTTTAAATAATCAGGTACTCTATAAAGAAAAAGATGTGGCATTGCAGTTTGAACCAAGCTATTACTAAAACTTTCAATTTCTGGTGTTTGATTTTTTTTATCTTGAAAAGATTTAATAGTCAGAGTTTGTAATGTTGCAATTATTGTTGTATATGGTTTATTAAAATATGCTAAATCTGTATTATATATATCATCTATGAAATAAAATTCAGCAGTTCCGGTAACACCAGCAACCATTCCACTTCTGTCTAATCTTCCATTATTGTTTACTTTTATTATTGTATCTGTTGTTTTTATTTTGTTTATTACATTTCCATTTAAATCAACAAATTTCCATTCGGGTCTAAGAAATGACCATTTATTAGTTGGCTCTTGGGGTGCATATGATTTTGAATTTGCTGCATATAAATCAATATAATGTTCATTCGTACTTGATGAGGTTATATTTATTTTAAATGGGTATTTATTATAATGTCCAGCATATGTTGGCGGTGGTAAAATATCAAAATAAATAGATTCGTTTAATAATAATTTTACCTCAACCGTATCTTGGTAAACATCAAACGATCCATTTGCTTTATACGCATTAAGAGTTACCGTGTAATATCCGCTATTATTATAACTGTGAGTTGGGTTTGATAATCTCGATCTTGATGAATCTCCAAAATCCCACAAATATTTTACATAATTAAATTGTTGTAATGAATTAGTGTTAAATGAAAAAATAGTTACATTAACATATCCAGATGTTTTTGAAATTGTAAAATTATCTGCCATATGAATTAAAATTCTGCTAATTTAATATTACCACTTGTTTCTTCTATTATTATTTTAGATGTCACATTTTTTATATTATTAAATATTGGATATTTAAAAGTGTTTAATTGTAAATTCTGCGTATATACCTTGGAATCAGCTAATGGATAATAATAATTCCATATTAATAAAGAAATGCCATCGATATATGAATTGGTATCACTTCTATAAGTTTGAACGTTTTTAACACCATCAACATTGAAAATAGATGTCGATAGTTGATATATGTCTATTACTTGTCCCAATTTATTCACTTTTCTATTAAATGTGTCGTTTATTATTTTTTCTATATCGGATAAAATAGCAGAATTGGATCTTCTACTATTTTCTTTTTTTGTTATAAGTAAATATGATTGATCCAAATCTTTTGGCGATGCATCGGAATTTAGATTTGGAATATAAAAATCTATGTACATATAAACTGGATCAATTGGTACTATTTCAGATGTTAATGTTTTATTTGGATTTAAACCGTTTATAATGTATTCTTTTTGTGCTGGTGCTAAGTAATTTTGATCTCCGCTTTTTGGTACAAGATAAACATATATGTTATTAAAATTGCAACTATCTGCAAATTTGATTTGATTCATTAATATTGCATCGTCTTTTTGTGGACTATCCAATCCAATATCATAAAGATACTTTATATGCTCTTTCATGTAATTTTCATTATTCAATATTTTGACATCGGATATTATATTTGAAAAATTAGTTTTTATATATGCTTCATAATCAAGAGATGTAACAAGTCTATATTGTGATCTAAATGCCTTTGGGGCATTCTTTTTAATCATTTCAACACTTTCTTCATCCGTAAAGAAAGTGGATGGATAATCATTATTGAGAAGCAAGTATCTTAAATTTCCATCAGGTACAACGGTTCCCAAATTATTAACATTTAAATTTGAAAAAATTTCATCAAAACGTAAAGATTTAAAATTTACAATTTTTGTATTTTGCAAAGCGTTTACACCTAAATTTGCTGAATCCTTATCAATTTTTAAATAGTAAATTGCGACTTGATCATTTTCGTTTAAACGTTTACCATTAACATCATCTCCAAATTTTATTTCATATCTTTTATTTTCATTAAATCTAACTTGAAAAATACGATCATTTGAGCTATATAAAAATGTTTCTGGTACTCTTTGCCATTCTTGCCAATAATTTGAATTTTTTTGTTTTACAAAAACATATATATTAAAGTGATCAATGTATTCATTTTCAAGTAATGAAATATAAACGGTTTCATTGTCAACACCAATTGCATTATATGTATCATATTCTTGAAAAAGACCTTGATATAATAAATAATTATTTGAAATTTCTGTTATATAATCCGTGCCATTTGTTGGTTTATAAAATTTAATATCAGCATTAAAAGAATAACTAGTACCCCCAACATTAATATAACTAAATCTAGGTATAATATAATTTCCTGTGGTTATATTTGAATCAACGGTTAAAGTGAATGGAAGCGTTTGACCTAATCTTCCTATTGGGTTATAATTTAATATTTTAACTAATCTATTTATATTCTCATATATTTGAGCATCCGAAAACGATGTCTCTGATGATGTTTTATTCAAATAATACATCAAAGTACTAAAACTATAACTTATAATATCTAAAAAAGCTGATAGGTTTGAACCTTGATAATTTTGATCTGTAAAAATTTTACTGTTATTTAATCTATTAACGATCAAATCTCTGAGACTGTTAGCGTCAAAAGTTATATATGAATTTTTAGTTAAAAGTTGATCTGAATCGTTCATTCTATTATTTATATGTTATTATATTATAATCTCTCCGTTTTTTTTGGCTAATATATCCAAAACAGATTCTTTTTTTATTTCCAAAAATCTATAAAACATTTTGATTTCATATTGTAATTCATTTATGTTCGGAGTTACAATAATTTTTAAAACTTCTATTCTTGGTTCATATGTTTGAATTACAGATAAAATCTCATCACCTATAGCTCTGGCATAAACATCGTTTAATGGTAAGAACAAATATTGATCTAAGGAGCAACCAAATACAGGATTTAATATTTTTTGACCTTTTCTGGTTGTTAAAATATTTCTAATTGAATTTTTTATAGCATTTATATCTGTATCTATAGCTAAATCTGTTGAATTAACAGGATTGGTGCCAATGCCTATTGATCTGTTTATATTTAAATCTAAATGCAAATCAGTATAAACGCTTTCTTCTTGTTTCACTCGTTGAGTGTAATCTTGAACCTTAAAGTTCGTTTGTTTTGGTTTTACAAAATTATTTAAATCTATTAGTGCCACAATAATATTTATTGTTTTTGATTAACTTTAGACTAAATATTAGTAAAGCCATGTCAAAGTTTAAAAAGTTTAATACATTATTAGAAACCGCATTTTCTCATTATTCAAATGGTGGATTTCGTGAAGGTACTCCCGTAAAAATAAAAAAGAGTTTTTTATCTACGGAATATTGTAAAAAGCATTATATCAATGATGAATCTTTCATCAACTGGTTAACGGATTTAATAGAAAGAGAATATTTTTTCTTTATAAAAAGAGTAGTTGGACATGGTTCAATGCAAAATGTAAAAGACTCAAATGATAACGAAGGTGCAGGAGATGTATTTTTAATTTTAAAAATGGATCCAAGATCAGTTTCGATGCCAACTGAATTGGCTGAGTTTACAGTGCCCGGCGATTTTAACCATATTGAAGTTTTAAATTTTGGTGTTAATTTACCACCAGTACAAAGTGTTCCAAATAATTACGAAACTCCAATTGGTACAAAACCAGAACCAGTTACAATTAATATAAATTTAGGTAATCAACCAACTGACAATTCATTACCTAAAACAAATACTAAGATTTAAAGTGTTTTTTTGATATTCAAAATCAAACAGAACATATTAATTTCATGATCTATTACTAGGTTATCCCTATACATATGTTCGCCTATTTCCAATAAAACGCTTTTCTTTTTTTCGTCTTTTACTAAATCTGTTAAAAAAAACAGTTCAAATAATTCTCTCATCAAGCTTTGATAATTAGATCCAAATGTTTTTTCACTTTCTATTATCAATTTTCTAATTTCAACATCTGATGTTTTTTTAATTAAATTATCAAAAACTGTTTGTGCAAAGTTTTTTACTTTATCGGTTCCATTTATTACTAAAGAACCAGTTATTGAAAACATTTGCAAATCATTTATTATTCTCCTCATATCGGGGAAATTATTCTCTATATAGGTTAATAATTTTTCTTTTTGATTATCTTCTACTTTTACATTTTCACTTTTTAATATAAAACAAACTCTCTTGATAACATCATCCAATTCCGGTAAAACATTAAAAAGTAAACATCTCGAACACAGGGGTTCTATAATTCTGTTTATATAATTAGCGGTCAATATGAACCTTGTGGTTGATGCATATTCTTCCATTACATTTCTCAGTATGCGTTGGGAATCCACAGATAGACCGTCAGCTTCATCTAAAATTATAACTTTCTTTTTACCATCAAATGAAGACGTTTGTGAAAAAGATATAACTTTATTTCTTATGGTGTCTACCCCATTTTCATCTGATGCGTTTATATATAAATATTGACATTTTAAAACGTCATTTACCAAAATCTTTGATAAAGCGGTTTTACCAATACCCGGACTTCCATGAAAAAGCATATGGGGGGTGTCGTCGTTTATCTTTGAAAAGAAATTTCTGTTATCTTTTGATAAGACGATGTCCTGTATTGTTTTCGGTGAATATTTATTCACCCATAAATCTCTATACTTATTCATTTTCTCTTTAGTGTACACCAAAGAGGAATAATATCAAGATTATTCAACCAAAAGCTCATTGCCGTTAAACTGAGCTTTTGTCTCGTTTACGCTAGAGCCTTGTGTTTTAACCCCACTGTTGCTTTTTAGCCAATCCATTAACGGTTGAATGTTTTCGGTTGAAATATAAAATGTACCATACCCTTGAATAATTACTTGTGTCATGATAAATATATTTAGTAAGTAATTAATATTTTCAACACTATGGATAGCGAAATCGATTCAATAATACAAGAACTTAAAGCGGATGAAATTTCTACCGCACAAAATAAATCAATTGTGAAAATTGATGAGAAGATAGAAGACCATTTAACCGATCAAAATGTAAATGAATATGTTTATAGGAAATCATCAGAACTTGTAGAATCAACTTTAAGTGCTGTCAATTCATTAAAAGATACAGTATTAACTGGTAATGATCCAAAAGAAATATCAGCATTATCACAGTTAATTAACTCTGCCACAAAAGCATTGGATCAGCTTAATAAAATAAATTTACAAAATAAACAAAACAATAATAATTTGCAAATGAAGAAAATGGAAATTGAATCAAATTCTCATTTATCTAAAATGAACCCACAAACAAATAATATTGTGATTGCAACGAGGGATGAGATAATGGAACGTATTTTTGATAAATCCGGTAAAAGGGAAAAATTACAAATCATAGATACCGAAATTACTAAATAATTTTTTTAATTTATATATTTTAAAATTTATAACTAAAATGAGAAAACCCATTAATATTTCTATTAATGGGTTTTCTTTTGATTGTGCTACGAACTACACTTATATTATAGGTATAGACGACCGTTGTCTTGAGCAACATTTGCGGTTCCTAGACCAGATACAATGATAGTATGGTAGTATAGATTTGCGCCAAAGATATGATCAACAACGCCGTAACGAGTCATAAGACCAACTCTTGGAGAGAAGTCGTTAGGACCGATTGTGCGCTGAATCATAACTGGGATGTATGGGCAATATACAATACCTGTATCATAGTATTCTGTTCCTTTGTAACCTAATAATGCGTATTCAAGGGCAGAATTTCTTTGTCCTGCAAGATACTGTGCATCGGTACGAGTGTCGCGGTAAACGGTGAAACGTCCACCCAATGTTCCAACTTTGGCAACGCCTGTTGGTTGAGTGTTAATATTTCCGTTTACTGGCATCCACTGAAACTCTGGCAACATTTCAAGGATTGAGCAAACGCGAGGAGTAGCGATAATAAAATTAGCACTACCACGGCGGTTGCGAATTGCGATGCGGTTAGCTTCAACAATTACCTTGCTATAGAAGTCGCGGTTTCTCTCACCAAGCCAACGTGCGTCAGCTGATTGAGCATACCAAAACGAGTATCCATTTCCTTTTTGTGCATTGAGACAGACTTGGATCATTCTCATAACCATTTCACGGTCGATTTCGGCTTGAATTTCATAGCTCATCGCGTTTGTTAATTCAGAGTCAATATCTAATCCGTTCATGTTTTTCAAGTCTTGTTCAAGTTCAACAGACCAGCGAGCGGCGAGGCGGCGTGTGCCAGCTTCGACGGCTGTTTTGCTGAATTCTACAGTGACTTGAGGAATGTTACCTGTTAACTCGAAATCTTTAAGGATAGCTGCAACGCCTTGATCGGGTCCGATGAAGGATCCGAAATCATTGTTTCCTGAAAGGAATGTTGAGCTAGTGCCTGTAAAGCGAGTATCCAAGTATTGATAGCCTAGTTCAGAGCCGTCTGATGGAAAGCGATCATTACCAGCACCAGTTGTGACTTTGCCAGCTGAATAACCGTCGATACCATTAGCTCCAAGACTATCTGCCTCATAGCGATAACGCAATGCAAATGCTAGTCCGACTGGGCCGCTCATTGGCTGTACGCCGACGATCTCGTTAGTGATAAGCTCAGGGAAAGTACGGCGTACCATTGGGATAAGAATCTTAGGTAAGCGGCTGTCGCCTGTTGCATATCTATCTCCTGATGTAACCGATCCGGGTGGGTTATAAAGTCCATTAGAACCTAATGCACTAGATGAAGAATTTTCTTCAACACACCATCTTTCTTGGTTTTCCATCAGGATAGCGGTTGTGAGACGAGCATGTTCGTTTTCGATTGGACTTACCTTATCGGAAGAGTAATCGAGAACTGGTGCCCATTTTTCAACCAACTGTTGAGCGCGGGAACGGTCAATATAGCCTGTGGCTGGATTAACGTTTTTCATTTGTTTGTTCTCCTATGGATAGAATACAGATTGAAAGGAATTACTTCCTTTTCAATTCATTCAGATATTCGCTAATATGAACATCGCGTTCATTATTATCTGTGGCAAAGGATTCGTTTACAACTGAAACTGGAAGAGATTTAACATCACGACTAAAAGCCTTGTGTTTTGCTTCTTCAACAAGTTCAGCGGCTGTTTCCTCCTCGCCACGCTCGAACATCTCAACAACATAGTTAAAATTCTCTAAAATATAAGAACTATCTTTGTCGTTCAATAACTTAAAAATAAAGTCTTTTTTGGATGAAGCCATTCCACTTGTTTTTTCTTGTAATAACAACTTGGCTTCAGCACCATTTATTTTTTCCAAAAGAGTTTCGTTCTCTTTATATGATTCGTTTAATTTTGTATTAAGCTCATCAATTTTTTCTTTTCCGATCATGATTGATTCTTTAACACTGGAATCAACATAATCTTTATCAAATCCTACCAACTCGCGGATGGTATCTAATTTCTTACGAGCATGTATATTTTTTACAGCTTCTTCCAATTGATCTTTTGGTAAAACTTTATCGAGATACAAATCAAGATAATTACTCATTTCATTGATTATATTTTTAGAAAAATTTTCTGCTTTTTCGTTCAATGCCTTTTTGTAAAAAGAAGCAACCTTGTTTAATTTATCGGCATGATTTTCAGTAATAGCATTTACAACTTCTTGTAATTTTGAAGAATGATCATTGTCGATTGCTTCTAATAATTTTTCCAATTTAGCAGCGTGTTCTTCGTCTTGATTAGATAAAGCATTTTCAACTTGTAATTTTAATCTAGATTCAACCTTTTCGTTGACTGCATTTTCAAATGCCTCACTAATAGCTTTAGCAGTTTCCTCGTTTATGATGTTTTCATCTATTTGTTTTAGGATTTCGGAAAAATTACTCATATCGTATATTATTATTTATCTTTAAATGTTACAAATTAATAAATTTTTTTTATTTTTTATGTTCGCATTCGTCACAACCACAATCGCATGTTTTTTTGCTTTTTGGTTTATCCAAATCTTTTTTAATTTTTTTGATTTTGGATTTAATTTTTTCTGCAACTAAAAATTCTAAAGTAGAATATGCATTGGCGTAATTTTTTTCACAGATTTGTGTGATTAATTTTGAAGATAATTTTTGCAATTCCATATTTATTATATTATTATTTACTCTTTTGATGTACAAATTAAAGCATTTTTAATGCATTAATAAAATTAATAAATTGTTCTTTCAAGTATGCGTCTTTGTTTTTAAGTGGCAATCTTGAAATAGCTTTTTCAAATTTTTCATAAACTGGCTCAAATGCACCATCATCCAATAAAACCCATTGTTTTGATTCTAATATGCCATTTACAAATGCAGTTGGTACAGATGGATCAGCTACTACGTCAATTGCAACCAATCTAAAATCTGAGACATGACCATATCCATTTTTGGTTTCAACTTTACCCAATGCTCTTGAAGAGACACCAAGCTTAACTCCATCCATAATTAAAGAACGAACAACTTGACCCATTGGAGTTGATAAAATTTTGGATTTGCCTTCAAAAATATTTCCATCTTGTTTTAAAGACGTAACTATATGACAAGCTCTTTCCAAATTAACTTCTGGTGTACTTGGATGATTTAATTCACCTGTTGCTCTATTGTTTATAACCATTTCAGAAGAATATCGGTTAACCTCTTCGACCATTTGCTGCAAGGGATAAATTCTATTATTTCTATTTGGTTTATCTGCCATTAAAAATGGTCCTTGTATGAACATGTTAGATGGAGCATTTCTATTTTTTTCTTCTACTAAATATTTTAATTCATAATTTGGCGACTCGACCAATAGATTATAAGCATTACTCATATATTACTATTACTTACATTACACTTAATCATTTTAAAGCCTTTTCATTAAGAATTAAAAATATATAATTTTTTTGAGCCGCCCATTTTTTCGCACATTCCCATTTTGCTAAGTTTATAGCATATTGAGTATTTTCATAAATTATAGTTGATTGTTTTTTTCTTTTTGAAATTGTTGGCGGTAATGTTTGTTTTTCGGGTTTTACTTCTATTAAAAGTTTTTTTATTGTCCCGTCTCTTGATTTTAATTCAGCCACCAAATCAACAAAATATCTATGCATTCTTCCATCTATGGGGGATTTATATGGTATTATTACGCTTTCACTTCCCCATGAAATAATATTTGGATTTTTATCCAAGTATCTAAATGCAGTAAGTTCTAATGACGATCTGTATATTATAGGAAAAGAACCTCTATACTTGTCTTTGTTTATTAAATTATATTTACCTTGGCTGAAATTTTTATTTTTTTTACCAAAGAATTTTGACATTAAAATAAATTATCCAACGAAAAATTTTGGAGGAGTTAAATCGGTTCCGGATGTCGTAATTTCTTTTTCCAATTCATCTTTTTCCTTTTCACCCTGTCTCAATAAATCTGCACCATTTACAGTTTGACCTCCGAATAAATTAGAACCTGCATATTTTCCTCTTATATGTCCTACTGCGATTTTAGTTAGAGCCGTAACGTAACGATAAACCCATAGTTGTGAAACAAGATCTTTAATTGGTTTTTGTACATAACATCCAATCAAACCATAATATGTAGTAGCTTTTGATGGTTCTGGAATTAATTTCATTAATTGTGTTTCCGGTTCAAATCTAACGTATGGCATTAATGCAAGCATTTTTTCTCTAGTTTCTAACCAATTTTTAAGCGTATGCCATGTTATTAAATCATACCCAACATTACCTAATAAATGTCCAAAATATGCTTGTTGTGCGATGGTATGTTCTATTGTGAATAATGTATTAACCCCTGAATTATTTCCTTCATTGAATGAAAAAACATCAACTACTTTTCTATAATTATCCATGTCAAAATCATATCCCGCATTTGATGTTGTATTATTTAAATCATTGGAATTATTTAATTCCGGAGTTTGGCTGAATAGTTTATCTAATCTCAAACCAACACCAGATGTATATAAATCCGATTTAAAAATTAGATATTCTTCTGTATGTCCTGTAAATTTAGTAAACCATTCAAGTGCAATGTCAATGAATTCGTACATTTGTTCGCTACTAACTTCTATTTGAATTAATGGCTCTCCTAATGTTCTTCGCACTCTTTGTGCTAAATGATCATAACTTTTAATTTTAGAATTAAAAGTAGTGCTTCCATGAAAGGAATTTGGTAAAACTGGTTGATCTGGATATGGCATTTTAATTGATTCTATATGTTTGGAATGTGGTTGATGATAGTTTTCTAATTCTAAACGTTGCAGATGTACCAATTGCAACTATATTATTACCCGTTGCTGTCGCTGGTCCGCCGGGTGCGGCTACTCCAGTTCCACCCGCTAATGTAACCGCTCCAGCAGATGTTCCATAATTTATTATATTAAAATCAAATGCACCATTTATTGGTAAATTAACATCAAAAACGGAAGATGCGGGAAGGGTTAATGTTAATGCTGTTGTTGCTGTACATGTTATAATTTTAGACTGCAAATGTATTAATGATAAAGTGGTTGAAGTAGTAAAGTTTGAAGGGGTTGGTTGTAATTGTAAATATGTTCCATTTACAACAACATTTCCTTGTGAGCTTAAATTGTTCACATATGTATATGATGGAACGCTTGTTGTTATATTAGAACCTAATATAAATGTATTACAATGGTTGGTGGTATTAAGATAACCACCCAATATAGAAGAATTAGCCCCAGAGGCAATATTGCAACAACCGCCAGCTACATTCGAATAAATTGCAGAGGCTGTATTACAAGAACCACCCGCTATAGTCGAACCAGTAGAACAAGATACATTAAAACAACCACCAGCTACAATTGAATATTTTCCAGTAGCTGTATTACAAGAACCACCCGCTACCTGTGAATAATCCCCAGAAGCTGTATTACAAGAACCACCCGCTACCTGTGAATAATTTCCAGAAGCTGAATTCCATGAACCACCAGCTACGTTTGAACCCAAGCTACATGCACGGTTAAAATAACCACCAGCTACGTTCGAAAAACACACATTAGCACGATTACTTAAACCACCAGCTACATTTGAATAAGTTCCAGACGCTGTATTCAATGAACCACCAGCTACGTTTGAAAAACCCCCATAAAATGCACAAGAACAACCAGCTACATTACAATAACCACCACTTACCGTTGAATGACATCCACAAGCTCTATTGGCATAACCACCAGCTACGTTTGAAAAAACACAAAAAGCATAATTACTGCAACCACCATTTACATTTGAATATTCTCCGCAGGTCAGATTATATATACCACCAGATATGTTTGACGTAATTCCATAAGCGATATTACAATAACCGCCACCTATACTGGAACAACTCCCAGTACCACAAACAAGATTGCCACTACCTCCAGATATAGACGAGTTACTACCAAGAGCTGTATTATTATAACCACCACTTACCGTTGAATGACATCCACAAGCAGTATTATAGAATCCACCAGCTACGTTTGAAAAACACACATTAGCTGTATTACGGCGACCGCCAGCTACGTTTGAATAACATGCAGAAGCTGAATTGCATAAACCACCAGCTACGTTTGAATATTTTCCATAAGCTGTATTACGGCAACCACCAGCTACCTGTGAATAATTTCCAGAAGCTGTATTACAGTAACCACCAGCTACGTTTGAATAACATGCAGAAGCAGTATTATTGAGTCCACCAGCTACGTTTGAACCCAAGCTACATGCACGGTTAAAATAACCACCAGCTACGTTTGAATAACA